CGAGGGAGTATGCTCATCCCTCGCCGCCGGCATGCTCGCCCCTGGCCATTCGTTAAACGATGGCCTCGGTGAAGTGGTCTCCATGCATCGCCACACGTCTTACACCGTGCAGCTGTACAGGCCACTTGGACTAGAGCTACCACCGATCTTGACTCACCACCAGTGTCCACACAATGTCTACATAGGGCTTACCGCCAGGCATTTAGTGGATAACAACCCCGCACCCGATTGGCTCGAGCATGGGCCACGTGGGACAAAACTCATAGGTGTTGGTAACTTGCCGCATACACCATTTACACAAAAAGATGTGCTTTTAATCGCACAGTTCGTAGCTGATGATTGGATCGACGGACGCACAGTGGACATGGCCCCGATGGATGAATACATTTCCAAATTCTCGGGCATGAAACGCCAGCGTCTCATAAAAGCGATCAACGAATCACATGTCAGGGGGAAGCTAAAGTGGAACGTCAAGGGCTTTGTCAAATGCGACAAGTACCTTGAAGAGACAGCCCACACCAAAGCTCCCCGCATGATTCAATTCCGGGACCCGGGTACCAACGCGGAATTGGCCAGATTCATGGGACCAATAGAGCACGAGCTACTGCTCGGCCCCGGTTTGGGGCCGACCCGTACGCCCGAGTGCTCGAAAGGGATGAATCTGGAGAGACGCGCGGCCTTTGGGACGAAAAACGCCGCGCGATCCCCGATAGAGTGTGCCTCAAGAGTGACTTCTCCAAGTTCGATGCACACGTGCACACGCATTTGCTCCAAATTGAGCATGCCGTGTGGAGGAAGATGGCAGCGCGCCCGCTGGAGATGTTGAACGAACAACTGATCAACAAGGGTTTTGCGCTTGGACACAAGTACACAGCTGTAGGTACGCGGATGTCAGGTGATCGCAACACTGGTGGAGGAAACTCTATCATCTCTGTGATCCTCTTACGTACTGTAGCGTACATAGTCGGCTGTGACATGGAGCTGCTGTGTGACGGCGATGATTCCATAGCATGGATCTCTCGCTACCACCTCGACGAATTCTTGCGCGTCTCCGCGAGCATCATACCCCGTGTATTCGGAATGAGTCTCGTTACGGAGGTCGCTGACACCATCTGGCAAGAAGAATACTGTCACACAGCCTTGACCTATGTCGATGGCAAGCCTACCTGTATTGTTGATCCCGTCAGGCACCTTAACAGGGCACTGTTCGCGGTCAACAAAGAAGGAGGCAAAGTCATGGGCAATGTACTGGTCGGCTCGCTTGTCGCCACTTACCTCATGTACCCTCACACTCCCGTCCTTTCTGCAGCCTGCCTCGCAATCCTGAGGTCACTAGGCGCAGTTGACGGTGAGAAAGTCGACGCCGAGTACGACTTGGGCCAGGACAACCAATGGCTCAGGGAGTTCCGGACTGCGCATGTTGCGCCTCATCAAACGCTAATAAAAGGCAGGGTCACCACAAACCTGCCGGCGTCTTACACCCGTGTTACGGAAGAGGCACGCCACACCGTGTCTTGCCTGTTTGGGATTAGCCCGGACGAGCAGATCAACCTTGAACGCAACTTCAGCAAGGGGAGAGCCCATCCAAAGCTCAGACTGACAAAGCCCAAGGTTAAGATCCCCGTAGCCACGGAAGAGCTACACCCGACCAACGACCACA